CCTGTCTAACCAATCGATTGCTTGAGCTACATATTTCTTAGCTGCTCCTGCTCCGTTCGGTACAGATACGACAGGCCACTTGTTATCCATTGCTTGACTGGTACTAAGAGCGTCGATCTCTCCTTCCACTACAATGACACGACGTCCACCGTCTCGCCACAGGTGCTGACCGTACAATCCAAGTAGCTCTCCTTTGATGTGGAACTTCTTGTTAGGTGTACGAATCTTTTGTCCGCACGTCTTGCCGTCCCGTGTTTTATAGTTAGCTATCTGTACAGGCTCACCATTCATAACACCACACCAGTACCCCCACTTTCTACAAGTGTCTTCGGTGAGGTTGCGTCGTGCTATTGCTTCTGGTTCTCCTCGTATATAATCTCTCGGTGTTGGGGAGGCGGATACATTCTTCATTCGTCCAACGTGATTGTCGCAACTGAAACAGTGGGTGCTACCGTCGTCGTTGGTGGACAATGCGTCACTTGATCCGCACTTATTGCATGGTTGATGGGTGCTTGTGAAAGCCATGATTTTGGTATAGTTTTGTTTGCATATAGTATATTCTTTTTCTCACACCATTTAGCGTAGGTGGTGTCGCTTCCCTTACGAATCTTATTGGATGCATTCATAAATACGAGACGGATGTCTAGGTGTGGGTGTTGTTCTCGTACTAGTAAATGCTTCGTTCTATCCTCCACCGTCCATACACCCTTGGCTTCTATGATGATACCGTTGGGTAGTATAAAGTCTGGAGTGTAAGTAGCAGTCTTTGTATATTCTAAACTGATACTCTCGTATTGGAAACTGACACCACCACGCTGTAATTGGTGTGCTAGTGTAGCCTCAAATCCGGATCGGTAATTAGAAGTTCGCCGTGAGCGTTGTCTCTTCTTCTTCCGCATCGAACCCGCCACTTAAATCTTCACCACCGTTAGCTACATATCCTTCTTCCGCAGTAAAGCCGAATGCATCTGCTCCGATATTGGATACACCACCGTTGGATAGCTCGATTACTTGGACAGCAGACAACTCAAAAGTCACCCCAAACCCCTGACTTGGTACGTACCAAAACTTAGGACGAAAAGCTACGTTCACTTTGCTACCGCCCCATACTTGTACATCTTCCGGTAAGTGGTTACCAGCGGCATCGAACAGAGCGATAGATAACTCATACTCTGTACCGTCCCGTCTTCTACCTCCGGCTTTCAGTTTTGTTTTCAACATGTGTCCGCCGTCAACTTCGCTGAAAGGTAATCCCTTCTGCTCAATCTTTTTACCGGGGTTAGCTTCCATGATGTCTCGTAACTCAGCCTCGTATAACGGCTTTAACTTCTGTACGATTCCTTGCTTCGTCTCATCGCTTATCACGAGATCGCAACTGTATACTCCGTACTCATCAAACCGTTTGTTTGGTTCATTCAAGTGGGCGTATCTAGCTGTGCCTTGTGCTTTTATTATGTCGTGTTTCTTACGTGCTTTTACCATTTCTCTTAGTGTGTTATTGGTTATTAAGATAACAGATACTGCTGGCGTTTTACTGCAGAGACATCAAGGTCTCCAAGTTCCGGCACGTCGGGCAGTACTGCATCTGGGTTGTTGTTGATTTGCTCCATTCGGAACTCAGTCAGGAGATCAACAGTGAAAGTCTTTGTATACATCTCTCGTACAATCGTATTCATTCTTCGTACATTACAAGCGTGGGTCACAAAGCAGTCATGTATAGTAGCGAGGTCAAAGTCAACCTCATTTGCTACTTGATGTACGATACAAGCGTCAAGGCTGTGGATAAAGTTAGCAGTGATAGAGTTACATTGTCCTCTTTCATCAATGGTATCTGCCAACTCTTCTGCTTGTATACTTATGCTTAAATTCTGAAAGACGGAATCAACATTTATCTTCTTATACTTACGGTAACTTTGTACTACTTTAAATCCAGTAGGTGTAGACCAGGTGATCGGTTCGTCACACCCCACTGCTCGTACACAAGCACGAAGGAACTTCATCACTCTGTTAACTGGACGACACGCTTGGTCTGCTAATCGATTGACGATCTTACACAGATAGATAACAGCAGTGAGCATCTCACCAGTCGATGACCAGTTGTGGTTCACTCCGATACTTTTAAAGACATCTTGTACCAAGTTATAATGAGTAGCTCCGTACGGTCTGTTCATAATGGCAAGCTTCGCTAACTTCCGACTGATACCAAACTTTAACCAGTCCTGTGCAATCACACTACCGTCTGCCTTTAACTCCTCGTATACTTTATCAGCAAACTCTTGGTACATATCATTCGCTTGGTCCTCTTCGACAAGGTTACACATGCGTCCAGTCTCTTTGTCCCGTAGTAATAACGAAAGGATTTGCATACCGTTGTTGGAGCAGTCTTGTCGGACGGGCAGGTACGATACATATCCGTATCCCTCTTCCGTGAACTGCTTAAACTCCAGACAGAATCGAAGGAAACAAAACGGATCAGCTGCCTCGGTCCACCAATCGGTTCCGTGTGGATCGTTCGCTGCTTCAAGTATGAAGTTCTGACGCTTACCTACCCACTCAAGTCGCTCCGCTCTTGTACCTTTTACTCCCCACATGTTAGCTCCGTGTATAAGTACAGCTTCCAAGTCCTCTTCATCCACCACTTGTTGTCCGTTACTGAAGTCCAACAAACTTTTCGCTAAGTCACTGCCTTGTGGATGTAAGTAGTACGGAATAGCGTACACCCTGCCCCGGTAATCACAACGATACGGAAAGTAAAACTTATCCCACTCACTGTATATCTTAGCTAGGTGTAGAATACGCACGGTCAGGTAACGTTTACTACTGTTCGCTTCGTTCATCTGCTTGATGTCCTTTTGCTTCAGCTTCCACGCCCGTAACTCATGCTCGTCATTACCTGTATAGTACGGTTGCTCTGGTATCTCGGAGAAGTTCGGTATGTTTCCAACCACTCGCTTGTTGTCGTAACACTTTAGAGTAATTTCTAAAATCTCTTTGTTAATTTTCCAACTTACCTTCTGTAACTTATTAACAGCACTGAAGGCGTGTTGGTAGCTACTCTCGTAATCTTTAAACCACGACAACGGTTTACCTGTGAAGAACTCTTGCGGAGGCATGTGCTTTAAGCTGTACCCCCCACCGATCAACTCGTACCAATCAACAGGTTCGTCAGGTATCGCCATCTTAAACACACGGGTCGTCTCTTTCCACGCATCAAATCGTTTGACCCAGTCCGTATACTCGCCACTAGGCACACATATACGCTCCGGTTTGTGTCCCTTCTGTCGCCCAAGTGCAAAGTCTATCTTCCAGATGCCCGTCTCGATCCGTATCTCTTCCAACAACCACGCACCAAGACCTGTCTTACACTTAGAGTCCCACAGCGTGAACCGTTCGTCTTCGTAATCGTAGAACTGCTTGAGCTTCATCGCTTTGGATCGGTCATCGAGGACAAGTAAGTCTTTCTTGTGAGGATGCATCAGCTCCATTGCTTTATCCCACCGTGCTTGGTTCTCAAATGCTTTTCCAATCTTATAAGCCATCCGTCCGACAGGTAAATTGAATTGCAAGTTATCAAGGACGGTTTGCAAAGCCATCGAAGCTATTTGGTACGGACACATATCCAACACAAAGGTAAGGAATAACGGAGTCGTGTGTTGTGTGTTACCTCCGAAGGTGTACATGAAATCATCCACCCGCTTACCCAACCTTGGAGCCATGACCCTAAGTAACCTCTTCGCCGCTTCAGTGTGACTCGACTCGCCTTCTGCTCTCAACTTGGCTTGTCGGTTACGATATTGTGCTCGTCCCCACTCACGCATCCGCCAAGTCGGTCCGCGTGTTTGCTTCTCTTCGCTCATTGTTACTGTTGTTGATCCAAGTTGTTAAACCACGTGCTAGGTAGTACCCTGCGTTTGCTGGTTCGAAAAGCTATTAACTTTCCATCAGCATCACGCTCGTAGTTACCGTTCTTATCCAACTTAAAACCGGTTATCTGATTGGATGCGTAAAAGTAATTCCAGCCGTCACGAATCGCTTCCACATCCACCGATTTCCAGTCAACGCAAGGTAAGTCAGTTGGTTCGAAGTTTCCGTATTTCTCGCTCATCCGTATCAATTATATCGTTCTCTGCGTCCCAAAACATTTCCGAATCCACATAAAAAGGCTTACAGGTACGGTTGAACCTCGTTGTATTTGAGGTGGTTGTCATCGCAGTAGTTCCTTTGGTCTTCTTCTTCGTCCATGTCACGGAGGTTAGTAATATGTTCTTCAAGTTCTTCATCAATCTCATCATCGTATGGGTTGTGTCGGTTAAGCCATTCATCATAACCGTATTTGGTTCGGGTAAATAATCCTGTTGGTATATTCATGTTATTTCTAACTCTTCAGGTAGCTTACCATTTAAGTTATGTTTATTACTCAGTGCTGTAATGTTTGTACCTACGCAGAAACTCATCATCGTAGCTAAATCTTTTTTATTTCGTTTCAAGTTTTTGATATCGACACTCCAATATTCCCACTTCCAACCTTTACTGCGGAAATCCGAACAATCAGGGTCACTATCCACGGCTTTGTATCTATTCTCAACATCTTTTACAGCTTCCTTCTTAGTGGTATGAAAGCGAGATATGGAATAGCCAAAACCTCCTCCGTATAAAGTCGTATAATATAGTTTCATAACATATCGTAAGCCCAGGCGAAGATCAGTAAGCCAGCTAAGATAAACATTCCAAGGGTGAGTAAGCTCATAGCGGGTTGTCGGTTGATTGTCGGATCATTCCTTCGATGGTGCTACTCCTGTTAATCAGCTCCGCTTGTAGCTCCTCCAGTCTGTCACGGACAGTTAAATTATCCGGAAGCTTTTCACGGACGGACAGGTAATGATGGATCAAAGCACGGATGTGGTCGTTATCAAGGTCATTCATGTCTAAGAAGGTCGGTTCGTTGTTACTATTGGAAGTCATGTTCACTGCACTTGTTAGTCTCTCGTTCCCTTAAATGCAAGTCTTTATCACATATCACGCAAGTTCGGTTACGATTAAGTTCTTTCATAACAGATTTGCATTGCTCCATGAAGTCTTCCTTTGATGAAGCTGTGCCTTGGTATTTCGGATAGTCACGGCACGCCCAAATCAGTTGCGGACAGGTAAGGTATCGCTCGCTGTCGATTCTATAGAAGAAAGCTATTTGCTTTCCCCGATGGTCGGTTAGGTAGATGGTAACTGACATGATCGGTTAATTAGTTTGCAAGCCATTCCTCAAATGTCAACAAAGGCTCTCCAGTTGTAAAATCATTGCCTTTACCATCATCTGCACAGGTAAGGTAGCAAAGGTACTCTTCATCGTGTGTGCCCCTAAGCTTGGTTTGGCAGTTGTAAGTTGTTTCCAGTAAAGAATCGTTGTCTAAGATATTATCATTC